GTTGGTTAGAGCGTTCGACTGTTAATCGAGATGTCGGCGGTTCGATCCCGTCCCGGAGCGTTAATTTTTAATTGTAATATTTTTCAAATACTTTTATTATATAATATTGATTTATTATATAATGGTAAATTTTGATCCTTTTTCTGCTGAAGGAAAAGCATGGTTAGATTATAATTCGGAAGAAGACGAGTTTGGAGCATTAGAAAATTTAGGTCATGGAAGAACTCGTGTTCATAGTACACCAAGAATAAGAAAAAAAAAATCTCAAAAGGTTAAATCATATGTTAAAGAAAAAGGAACAGATGAACAAGGAGATTTTGTCGTTTTAGGCGGGAAAAGAAAAAGAAAGTCTAGAAAAAGACGTGGTGGAACTACAACACCAAAAAAAAATTCTAGTTCTGGAAATTCTGTGGCTGCTCCTGCTGGTGATAAACCTTCTGTTCAACCAGTTGCTGAGGTTGATGCAAATAATGGTCCTCAAAAAGTACCCGTTCGTCGAAATAAATCTACATCAAAAAACCCATATAGGTTGGGTATTGCGAAACGAGGTGGAAAACGAAGAAAGTCTAGAAAACGAAGAAAGTCTAGAAAACGAAGAAAGTCTAAAAAACGAAGAAAGTCTAAAAAACGAAGAAAGTCTAAAAAGCGTAGAAAATCTAAAAGACGCTAGTTTAATTTAAATAAAACACTTTATTATATATTATTAATGTCAAATAACAATAATGATATATGTGCTATATGTCATGAAAATTTAGGTGAAGAAAATGTATATAACTTGCCAGAATGTTCTCATAAATTTCATACTAATTGTATAATGACATGGTTTAGAGCAGGACATGATAGATGTCCTTTGTGTAATAATAAAGGTATTAATGCAACCCGTTCTCAAATAAATGAGCAAGCCAACCATGGCCATTGGTCATCAAGAAATAAATATTTAAAACAGTATACAATTGTTTCGCAAAAATGTAGGAGAAAAGATGCACCTAAAAAAATGAAAAAAGAAGTTGAAAAAGTAAGAAATTATAAAAAGAAATTTGATGAATTTAAAAAAAAAAAGAAAGAATGGTTAAAAAGTAAACATGATAATATTACTGCTAGACAAATTATAAGCGAGGGGGGAAAACTACGTATGAAAACGTGGAAAATGCAAAGAACTCTTAATAAAAAAAAAAGAATTGTTGGATACTTATATGGCGATTGTGTGACAAATATTATCATTCCTGAAAAAGTAAACATTTAAAAGTATTTGAACGTATGAAAATTGAAGTTAAATTTGACAAGTAGAATTTGTATTACTTGTAGCAAACAAACACTCTTTAAACTACCTAAACACAAACACATATATATATAAAATGCCAACAACACGTCAAAACTCAAACAACGGTCGTTTTTCTGGACGCGGTGGACGCGGACGCGGACGCGGACGCGGACGTGGTGGAGGACGTCGTAATTATAGGCGTCGTAATCATCGCAATGATACTGTCGAAAAGCCTAAGAAGTTTATCGAACGTTGCCCTTATATTGTAGGGACTCCAGAGTGGGGTCTGTGGAGGAAGGAACGCAGTGTTTATGAGTATCGTACACCTTTTCCTCGAGAAGATGTGGACCCATCTTCTTTTCCAAAGGCATTTGTCGATATGACTTCAAGGGATATTAATGATAATAAGATGTTTATTCTTCAAAAGAAAATGATTGATAATAAGTGGCGTCTGCGACAAGATGATGACGGTCAATATTTTGAACATGCTAGGTACAATAACAAGCGTATTCCTGTTCACACTCATATGGCTAGCGACGGTCGTCTTTTTAAACTTCCTATTGTGGAGCGTTGTGATGATAGGGAAGGATTGGGATGCAGTGTTGTTTATACAGCACCTCAGTCTCATTATACTATTGAGTCTAATGATTACATTAACTATTTCGATACTCGAAAAGGTCGTCGTCGTGAAAAGTATCTTGAGTATCTCGATAGGCGAATCAAAAAGAGTGAGGAAATTCAAAAGGAAGAGGCTGTAATTGCAAAGGCAAATCTGATTGCTAAGAAAGCCGCAATCAATACTATTTCTAGAGTATAAATAATTAGGGATTTAAATAAATTGAAGTAAAATTTTTTTCATATAAATACATTACTTTTATTGTAATATGTCAAAGGGGGCAAACATTTCAACTGATGAACTTATTGGTCAACTTATTAGTATCTTAGAAAAAGATAATGAATGTTGTAATAAATTTACAAACAAAAAGAATCCTATTGGAAGTAACGGGAGAGTTAGTCAAATTATACGACTAAGTACTAGAAATAAATTTGATTGTATTATTACAATTTTGAAACAACAACAAGAAACCATTAAAGAACAAAAAAGATTGATTGAAAGTTTGTGGAGTTGGGCAGAAGAACAAGAAGAAAAGCAAGAAGAAGATGAGTTTCCAAAGTATACTGGCGCTTATATTGATTTCTGTAATTTTAAACTTCATGACAAATATAAAGATGAAAAAGAAGGATATGTTTACTTTAATGGACCCTCTGGTAAGGGTTATTATGCTATACGATATAAAGACTGAATTGAAAAATTGAATAAATTATTTATATAAAATTTTTTTTTATTAACAAAACTATAAGATGAATTCCAGCAAAATAACTTCGTATATAATAGATAAACCACACTTTTTAAACTTTTGCCATAGTCTTTATGATAATATTCATGGCAAAGAAAAAATAAATGCAATATTTGATGTACCCGAAAATCAATTAAGCATTATCATGGAAATATATTGTAGAAATTTTATGTCAAGAATAATTAAAATAAGTAACTTTATTAACGAAAATACAGAAATAAAAGATAATTTAGCATCATCTTTTTATGTTAATGCTTTTCAACATTATTTAAAAATTTAAACTATAAATTTGTTTTAATTTATAGTTTAATTATTTTTTTATTTTTCATTTTTTTTTATTTGCATATAGGTCCATAAATCATCATGATAAAACAAAATACTGGAAATAATAATAACGAAACAACCAAAAGTTTAAATGGAACATAAAATATACATCGTACACAATTAAACGTGCATGAACGTTGTCTTTTTTTTAGTTTTTGCTGGTTATCTCGAAAGTTTACAAAGACATTATCATATATATCTACACCTGCTTCTGGTAAAAATTTAAAATACATCTCTTCGAACTCATTATCTAAATTCATTAAAAATTCCATAGCCAAAGAATTTAAAATCATTTCAGTTAAACTATCATTATTAAATACAATCCATAAGTTTGCCAAATAAACTAATAAATTAAATCCAAATTCTTGAAATGTATCTATCATTACCCAAATATCTATACTAGGCATCATTCTATTTAATCGTGTTCTGTCAGTTAAATTATCCCATAAAAAGAATGACCTAACAAAATATAACATTGATACAGCCATCATAATCATTTTCATTTCTATTGTTGATTCGTTTGGACAAATTCCTTTATTAAATGTTTTAGTATCCGATACAATTAATGCCAAATAAACAGTCCATTGTATAACAAAAATTAAAATAGGTAACATAAATAATAATGAAAAAATATGTGAACAATAAAATGCATTTTTTGCCTTTAAAACTTCATTTTTATAACCTCTATGAATATGATATTTAAATAAAGAAAACATACCAAATTTGGGGTCTGAGCATACTATTTCTATTTTTTCTTCGTCTGATAATTCATCTTTTTGCGCTAATAAATTTTGACTAGGTGAATTACAATCTGGTAATATTTTTTTAGAATGTTCTTGTCCAATAAGTAAATCATCGCGAAATTTTGCTTTAACTTGCGCACACAAAAAGTAACAATTATTACTGATTGCATCACAACAATTCTTATTTTTAAATATAGTATCTCTTCTAAATAAATTATCAGTTGATGGTGTTTGAATCATGCTTTTTCTAGGTTTTACATCTACTATTGTTTTATCATTACCTAATGTTTCTTTTATTTTTTGTCTTACTAATTGTTGACTATTTAATAAATCTTGTTCTTCTAAAAATCTTTGGTTTGTTACTAGTTGTTGATATTTTTTTAATTCTAAAAATTTTCTTGCCCTTGTCCGTGGTGTTAATTCTATATTAGGTATTATATTTTTTTCTTCTTCACTACTATCACTTTTCATCATCTACATTATTTATATTTCTATTCTTAAATTACTTTTATTATGTCTTTGGTCTAGTAATAAAATATTATTAGTATATAATTATGGCACATTTTGTAAAACTTGAAAATGAAAGGGAAAACGAAAATATACAAAATAAAAAAATAAAACAACAAGAAAAAAATAAAGAAGAAGACGAAGAATTTGAAGAATGTACTATTTGTTTCGAATATGTAGATACAGAAAAATCATTTATTGGTTGTGATACATGTGGGAAACAATGTCATGCAAAATGTTATATGGAATGGTTTTTACAAAAAAGAGAAAAAAGAGGAATTAAAAAATGTTGTATTTCTTGTCAACAACCAACTCTTGTTTATTGTGAAGCAACAACATCTATCATGTCTAAATGCTATACATCTATTTTTGGAGGTAAACCTAAAATAAAGAAAAAATATTATACAGTTTGTTAATTATTTTTATTAATATCTTTACAATGATGTAAAAATATTATTAGTAATTTAGGAAAAAAAAATCACATGTAGGGAAATCTTAAAGATTGACTCCAATTTAATATAGACGTATCTGTTTTTGTACCTCTTCTACCTGCTGGTGGTAAAGAAACATATATATGTCTTTCTGGTTCTGTTTGTTTTGTTGTTGTTGTTTGAGAAGATTGTGTGTTTATTTCTTTTTTAACTTCTGAATGAATTTTTATATTTTGTTGAATTTTTATACTTTGTTTTATTTGTTTTGTTTTTTCATTATTTAATATTTTTTTATTTTTTTCTAAAACTATTGCCGTATGAGTTTTTTCTACTAAATTTTTTAAATCTAAATAAATATCATCCATTTATATATTTTCAAATAATATTTTTCTAATTTTTGTACTCGTTCCTTTTATAAAGAAATCTTTTTTAAATTCTTTTTTACCTTTTATCGTTTTAAAAGTTTTTGGGAGTGTATTATATATACCTTCAACTGTTAAATACATTGCTGTGTTTTCAAAAACAAAATGCGCATGAACCAATCCAAATGATAAAATAAATGCTAATTCTGGTTTCATTTCATGTTTATCTTGTAATACTTTTCCTATATTAATTATCATTATTAGTTCATTAGGATGCAATGAGTGTACCTGATATTCTTCTGTTTCATTTATTACTTTTGTTTTTCTTCCCCAATCTATTTCATAATTTACTTGTTCAGCCCAGTTTTTCAATATGGTGTTTATTGTTTTTTTGTTTTTGCACTTAAATGCCAATTTTAAAACATCTTTAAATGTTTTAAAATCGTAAAATGTAGAGTTTGTATATTGTCGAATATTTTGTTTTTTTATTTCATATTTAAGTTGACCTTCTTTTAAAAGTTTCATTGTTATTGGTATAAAGTACTTATAATTTAGGTATTTATTTTACTTCAATTTTAAATAATTCAAGTAAAAAAATTTTTAAATCAACTATATAAATTTTTATTTAAATTTGTTATAATTAACACATACCCAATGACTCTTGATATGCCTTCATCTTCTGCTCCTGCTCAATCTTACTCTTAGCAGCCTTAGAAGCAAATGGCTTCTTATCCTTATCCGTAAGTTTACCCCACTTAGCACCCAACTCCTTTGCAATCTCACCAATATTAATCTTGCCTTGCTTCTCCTTCTGCTTCTTCATAAGAGCAGGGCGATGCTTATCACAATAAAACATAAATGCCGTCTTTGCCTTCTTTGGCTTATTCGGGTCCTTCATCTTCTTAATCTTAGGCTTAGGGCCCAGAATCTTCTCCACAACATCATTCATATTATCAGACTGTCCTAGTTCCATACAGACACGCTTCACAACAGAAGCATGAGAATCCCACCAAAGGGAAGTAAGTTCGTTCGTGTTATTAAAATATAAAGTAGCACTCATATTCAACTATACTATATTTTATTAGTCATTTGTCTAAATCAATTTTCATATAATGTAATTAATCACTTTTATTAATAAAACCGCTTATAAACAAAAATTAGAATTTTAGAAATTTTGATTTTTGTGATTTTTATTTATAGTTATTTAAATTTAAATAAAGGACCATAAACCTATAACTAAACTCAATATTGCGAACGCTAGATTAATTGAAAATGCCGCTGCCAATGTCATTTCTGGCGTAGCATTTGTTAAAAATAAATAAAATTCTTGCAACTGATAAAAATTAATACCTTGAATACAAATTCCCAATAAAACAGCATGCATAATTTGTTCTAATGGATTTTTCCAAAAAGTAAACCACATTGATAATACTCCACTAAAAATAGCATGATGTACATGATAATGTATTCCCTCAGCGCCACCATTTATTAATATTGCTAATATTGTAATGTATCCGATAGAAACTAATACTAGATTTGCAATATTTATACGAAATTGCGTAGTTGTGCTTCTTATATCACAATATTCTTTAATACCAATACCAATAACTAAACATGCTACTACAGATAAAATAATTATTTCTTGTGTATTTAAATGTTCCCAAAAATCTTTAGTAATTGCAAAATTTCTAAAAAATTTTAGTTCACCACATAAAGCAAAAATAATCGCACCTAAATGACAACTTACATAATACAAAACTGTATTTACTTTATGTTCATTATTAATGACAGAAATCATTTGTTTAGTAGTTAAAAAAAATGTTAACAACCAAACAAAAAGTAAATCATATGCATAACTAAAAACTGTGTTATTAGAATGGCTAGATGACTTTATATATTTTGAGGATTGTAAGGTTTCGCTGGTTAAATAAACACTTGTATAAATTAACATAAAAGATGCAAATATAGATTTTGTTATTGACCAATGCATCTTTTCATGTAAACAATTTAAGTAACAACAGTTAGAATTTTTTTTTTCGTATACATCTATCTGTCCCGGAGCATGTCTTGTGTATTGAGGTTCCCTAGGAGTATGGTATCTTAACATATTTGAAAATCGTCTTCTTCCACTCATCTTAAATAAGTTATTAATTAGAGTTTTAAGTTGTTTTATTAAAGTGCTTTTTTTTTAGTGCTGTTTATTTAGTCCCTAAAATTCAGTTGAGTGTGTTATTTTATTATGTTATTTTTGTTATTTTGTTAATTTAACATAAAAAACATTTTAAAGTATTTAATTAATATATAATAAATGGATTTCGATTTAACTAATTACAGTACACAAGAGTTATTAAATATTTTAGAAATTAATAAAGGTGGAAATTATAGTTTAGAAAATATTTTTAATTCTACAAAAACTAGTATGGATTCTACACGTTTAAGTGATGATAATGCAAATAAAGAAGAATTATTAGATTTTCTTATTAGTTCTTTTAAAAAAATTTCTAGTCATTTTCAATATGATTTACCAGAATATATGTCTTTGGAATTAGACAGATTAAAAAATAAACTTTTAACAAATAATGATACCTTAAATAACGATCCTAGTAATTTTGTTATTAATCAAAGTATAGGTTCATCTGGATTGCATGGAATTAATAGTAACTCTAATATTTCTCAGGGTAGACGACTAGGTATAGACAGAAGAGATGGTAAATCAGTTCAGAAAAAAAAATTTAAAAAAGTAAATCCCATACGGAGAGAAATTATTAATACTGTATTAACAATTAATACTAAATATAGAAATAATTATTATGGTACAAAATCTTCAGATTTTTTATTTTCTCTTCCTAATCCTGTCAAAAATGTTACAGCATTAAAAATAAGTAATGCAGAATTGCAAAATACTTATTACACAGTTTCTAATTATCTAAAAACAAATGTTTTTTATGTTCATGTATCTAAAACTCAAGGAGCATCCGGTACAAATATTTATAAAATAGAAATTCCTGAAGGAAATTATACATCTCCTCAAGCAGTCGATTCTATTAATGGCGTAGATGGATTTGGATTTGCCAGAGCAAAACTTTTGCCTAATATGGCAACAAGCGATATTAGTAATATTGTTCAGTGTAGTTATAATGAAAAAACTAACAAAATTGTTTTTTCGTTAGTAGATGATAGTTATAAATTTGACCTTGATTTTGTTTTAAAAGAAGGACCCGACAGAGATATTGCTGAGAATTTGGGATGGTTATTAGGTTATCACAAACCTTACTATAGTTTTGATACAAAATTTGTCGATGGAAAAAGATACGATGCTGCATATAAAAGACGAAATCTAGATTCATCTAAAAATATATGTGTTGTAACTGATGGATATCAGCCTGAATCACCTGCTGATTTTACAGGTACTAAATTCTTTTTAATTGAAGTTAGCGATTTTAATAACAATAGTATTCAATCATTTTATTATCCTTGTACATTTAATTCTTTAAAAATGAAAGATTTACTAGGAAAAATACCAAATAATGTTCTTGCGACTATTTTATTTGAAGATAGTTATGGACCTACCAATCCTACAAGATATTATTTAGGACCTGTAAATATTGATAAATTGCAAATTCGTTTATTAGATGAACACGGCGTTGTTGTCGATTTAAATAATGTAGATTTTACATTAACATTCGAATTAGAAACTTTAAATGTTCACTATGAAATGTTAGATAACTAATTATGAAATGAACTCCATTTTCTTGAGAAAAAAGATGATGTAGCAGTATCTATATCAGGAACTGTAGTTGTTTGTCCTGATGTATTTAAAATATAATCATCATAATCACTACATCTACAGTTTGTATTTGAATCATATATAGAATATTTTATTCTGTGACCAACACGATTTGTGTTTGTATTGGTATTTGCATTTGTATCGCAGTAATTTGAAACCGTATAAATATTATTATTGAAATACCCTACCATATTATTTTCATTTACAATATCGAAATTTGGAAATTTCACAGGGTCAACCGTATCAGTTGTTCTATATTTATAACTTTTTATTTTAGACATCATTGGTAAATATTTTGTATGATTTTCTGTTGAAGTTAGATTAACGGGTGTTCTTATTGGATTTACATCACAACATGTATTTTTGTATACTGGTATGGGATAATTAAAGTTTTTGTCTTTTTCTGTTATCGGTAAGTTTTGTGTTTTTTCTTCACATTCATCTCCTTCATACAAAGGTTGTCTATTGCATGTACTATTTGCTAATATTCCTTGTCTATTTACTTTGACATTACTATATAACCCATCCTCTAAATTTACTGCTCTTTTTTTAGGTAAATCACAACAATCTTCTAAATTAAAAAATCCTTTTGTTACTTTCAATAATGTTGTGTGATTTTTTGCTGATTTTAAATTATTATTTTCAAATAATACATTGTTTGACTTATATGTTGTTGAATTTGTCAAACCATTGTTTATTGTACCCATTAATGTAATATTTTCTAACTTTTTTATTCTTTCTCTTGCATCACTTCTTTTTGTATTGGTTTTTAAAAATGCCATATATAATTCTATTTAGATTAACTTATTTTAAAATAAATAAATTTATAGTTATTTATTTTATTCTATTTTAAATTTTTATTTTCTTAGAAATTATTTAGCAATAAGTATTATATGAGTTGTGTTAATTCGCATAATGCAAAATTTAGTTTTATACATGTAAATACAAAATTTAGAACGAATTATTATAGTACTACAAGCACAGATTTTAACTATCAGTTTCCAAACTCTTATTCAAATATAACTTCTATAAAATTAGATAGTATTTGTATTCCAAATACATGGTATTTATTTTCATCCAAAAAAAAGAATAATGTTTTTTTTATTGAAACACGAGATTCAAATAACGGATTAGAATTACATCAAATTATCATTCCTGATGGAAATTATACAGTAGACCAATTAGAAACATTTTTAAATAGAACATATTTTTACTTATCATCTAATAATAATGGATTAATAAATCTTAAATTTACTATTCATGAAAATAGTTTAAAATCTATTTTTTCAGTTGTTGATGGTGCAACGACTAGTTTTTCATTTAATGTTAAATTTGCACATAGTGAAATTAAAAATATTTCCGCTGGTGCAGGATGGATATTGGGATTTAGACATGGCGAATATAGTGGTGTAACTAGTTATGTTATGTCTGAGGGACTTTTTGATGGTGGAGGGGATAGATATATTTACTTTTGTTTAGATGATTTTAATAATTCTTCCATGAATCCACATGAAGTTTGTTTTGAAAAATATAGTATTAATGAAAGTGTTTTGGCAAAAATTTATTTATCAGACGGTAAATTTGCTATTAATATTGATGATAGTTCCAATAGCGCAAGTACCACCGTAAAAACCAGAAAATTTTCAGGACCTATAGATTTAAGCAAAATTAAAGTTAAAGTATTAGACCAACACGGTGATGTAATTGATTTAAATGAAATGGATTTTTCTTTTTCTTTACAAGTTTGCATTGCAAAATAATAATATAGATAAATTATTTAATTTATAATCTAAATAATTTATAAGTTGATGTTGTCAGGAAGGTCTAGAAGTAGATTATCTTTAACAGGAAATATTAATAATACTGGAATATTTTTAAAAGGAATAAATAATATTTCAAATAATTTAACAGGTGTAAATGTTATTTCACAAGAATACTTAGATTTCAAATTAAAAGTTATTAAGAATTATATTGAACCTCTTTTAAATAAAGAGTATGAAAAACTACGATATAATTACCATATGATAGAACAAACTTTGGAAAATATTAAACGATATACAAATGAACAAAATAGAACTGATATTGAATTATTTGTTAAAATTTTAAAAGTAATTCGAAATACTATTGATATTCATGTTTCTTATAAAGAAACTGAAAGCAAATTATATGGTTCTAAAAGAGTTTCTCAACTCATGATTAGAACTTCTCGTATTGTTTTAAATGCAAAATATGAAATATACAATAATTTATTTGGACCACCTGATAAGGTAAATGAAATAAATCAACGATATGATGATGGACTGGTAGAAAGAATTGATTCTTTATTGAAAACACTAAATGAACCCACATTTGAAAATATTAGATATGAATTGAGAGATAGAAAAGATTTGTTTTTATCATTTCATAAAAGAGAATTAGAAAAATTGATTGACTCATCGTAGTAAACATAGTAATTATATTTAGAAATGACTAGGATGTTTGACCACGTTGTTGACCCTGATGTTCAGTTTAATATTAGACAATTTATATTTAATAAACCACTGGAAACTATTTTGATTAGTAGTTTCATTTTCAATCTTTTGAATTGGTTTAGTTATCGTAGTTTGTTTATTTCTTATTTGGTTTTAATTTTATATTGTAAAATAGATGTTATAAAGGGAATTATATTTGAATATATCTTTAGAAATGTTACGGAATTTATGATTCATGAAAGAAATAAGATGGTTATGGCACCATTTATGAAAGAAAGAGATATTGATGATGATGAAATTGAGGAAAATGATTTTAATCGAGATGAGCATGAACAAAAGCATAATGAAGAAAGTGAGGAAAGAGAAAATGAGGAAAGAGAAAATGATATACCGAAAGGTTTCTCCAAGGAGAAGGCTTATCGTGAATTTATGGACCTACTAAATAATAAAGAAAATGAATGTGGGGAATGTAATTGTGAAGACGGACAATGTAGTGAACGTGAAGAAGAAACAGACCACAAAGATAATCATGAAAGCGAAGACGAACAAAGTAGTGAACATGAAGAGAATCATGATGTTAATTTGCCCGATAATCGAGTTGAATTGGTTGATGATGATTCTACTGATTATCATGTTAGAGGTACTATTGTAATAAATGATACTGACGATGATTATCTAAGTTTAAGGAGACGAAAAGTACAACGTACATAATTTTATAGTTAATATATTAACTTATTTGATAATATATTATTTTATTATTTAATTAGTTATAAAATTTTTTAACGGCGTCTTCTTCTTTTTCTGGTTTTTCTTTTTCCGGTTTTTCTTTTTCCTCCTATTCCTGGACCTTTTCTAGGATAAACTTTTGGTGTTCTTTTTCTTTTAATTAAGTCTGCTGGGTTTGTTTGTTCAATTGTTGCATGAAATCGTTTTGGATATCTAGATGCATTTTTTCTTATTATGTTTTTTGCTAACTCTGAATACTCTCCTCCTTTTTTGTTTTTTTTCATAGTTTTTCTTAAATTTCTTTTAGTTTGTTTTTTATTTCGTTTTTTTTGTTTTGTTTTATATCTTTTTCTTGCCATATAAATTATATAAACAAAAAAATTGAAACTAAATGTAATAAAAAAATATTGATTATACATAACTATTATGGATATCTCTGAAATCAAACGTGAACTTTCCCAAAAGGGGTTTTGTATTGTACCAGATGCTTTGACTAGCGAGGAAGTAGAAAAATGCGTTGGTTGGTTTCGGGATTGGCAAAAATCTATTCCAGATCATGATTATCAACACAACAAATTGAGTCCTCATGGTATTTATAAATTTCATGAAGCAGGACATCAGCGACATTCTTGGTATATTAGAACGCATCCTAGAATTAAAGAAATTTTTCAAGGTCTTTGGGATACAAAAAACTTAATTGTTTCTTTTGATGGAAGTTGTTATATACCTAAATCTTTAAAAAAGAAAGATAAAATTTGGACTCATACTGACCAGGGTCCAGGAAAAAAGGGTTTGCATTGCATACAAGGATATGTTGCTTTAACTACTAATAAAGAACGTACATTTGTTTGCTATGAAGGCACTCATCATATTCATGAAAAATATTTTGCAGATAGAGGAATTAAAAAGGGAGGAGATTGGCAACTTATTGAACATAGTGTTGTAAATTCTATGAAAAATTATAAAAGAGTTAACCATGTTACGGCTGGTTCTTTGGTTTTGTGGGATAGCCGTGTATTTCATCAAAATCAATATGGTAAACCAAATAGTGAAGAGAGAATTGTTCAATATGTTTGTTATTTGCCAAAAAATCATGAAAAAAATACATTGGCTATGCGAAAAAAGAGGCAAAAATATTTCAACGAACGTAGAACGACAAGTCATTGGCCATGTCCTATTAAAGTAAATGGACAACAGGGAAGAAATTTTGGAAATGAAAGACTAGTCATTGATTATAGTACATTACGGAAGCCTGATTTGAGTGATATAATTAAAGAAATTCAGGAATTGCTTTAGTTTTATATTATTAAAATACTAATTAAAAATTTATAATAATATATTTAATAATATAATGAATAAAAAATTAATTTCGTTAACATGTTCTTCTATAAAACAATTAAAACAAATTAAAAAACAAAATAATTGTAAAGGTATTTTATTTAGTGTTAAAAGTGGAGGATGTAATGGGTTTGAATATAAATTTGAACCAATTAACAAATTTTTTAATGAAAAAAATATTGTTATAGAAGATAATTTAAAAATAGAAGTATGTGAAAAAAGTCTTTTTTATTTATTAGGAACTAAGGTAGATTGGGATGAAGATATAATGGGAAGACGGTTTATTTTTGATAATCCTATGGCTCAATCCTCTTGTGGTTGCGGTACTTCTTTTTCTATTAAATTTGATGAAAAATAATTTTTTAATTTTTTAAATTTTTAATTTTTTATTTTTTTTTATTTATAATATATAGATAATGGTTAATGTTCCTATTAAATATGTTCCTAAGAAATTGTCGCGGAGAGATAAAAAAAAACAAAAAAAAATGTTGAAAAAATCTAGAAAACTTTATAAAAAAAAGAAATATTTTACGCGTAAAAAAGTAAAAAGTTTTAAATCAAAAATCTCTCCACATATCAAAAAAAGTTTGAAAATATATAAGTTAAAAAAGTTTAGTATTAATAATGAATTAGCAAAAAAAACAGGATGTAGTTTAACTGGTTTACGTAAGATAATGAAAAAAGGACAAGGTGCTTATTACTCTTCTGGAAGTAGACCTAATCAAAGTGGTCATTCATGGGGATATGCTAGGTTGGCAAGTTCTATTTCAGGAGGAAAAGCAGCCGCAGTTGATTTTAAAATACTAGAAAAGTTTTGTAAGAAAGGCTCTAAGGCTTTACGTTTGGCAAAAAGAAGCAGAAAAAAACATGGATATGGTACACGCAAAGTTAGAAAAGTAAAGATATAAATTTTAGGTTTGGTTACATTATAAAATTGAAGAAAAGTAATTAAATTATTTTTATGTATAACAAACATAACAATAATGAGTGCTATTAGTTTAACTAGTAATGATGTCAGTGGAATCGATGGAGAGGGTTTTGACGGAGCAAAAAAATTTAGTGTTGAGCGACCTGTTCAACTAGGATTGTGTTGTTTAAATACTGAATTGCGTGGAAGAACCATACCAATATTTGCATCTAGAAAAATGATTATAAGAACTATAAAAGAAAAAGGTATTGATGCTTTGAAAGCAAAAATTATACAAAATCTAAAAGACGTTTTAGTTATGATTATGTGGAATGAAATGCATGGAATTAGGGTTTTTAGGCTAAGTAGTGAAATGTTTCCACATAAAAGTAATCCTAGGGTGGCTGATTACGATTTTGATTTTGCTAAGGAGTTGTTGGAAAAAATAGGTAAACTAGCCAGATATTTTGGTCATCGATTGACATTTCATCCGGGACAATATAATGTTGTTGGTGCTATAAATCCAAAAGCGTTTCAACAAACGATTAATGATTTATCTTATCATGCAACTGTTTTGGATTTAATGGGTATGGGAGACGATTCTGTTATGGTTGTACATGGTGGAGGAGTTTACGGAGATAAAGAAGCAACAAAAAAAAGATGGTGCGAACAATATCAACAGTTACCTGACAATGTAAAAAGGCGTTTAGTATTAGAGAACTGCGAGCGTTGTTTTAGTATTGTTGATTGTTTAGATGTTTCACGCGAGATAGGTATTCCAGTAGTGTTTGACACTCATCATTTTGAATGTTATAAACTTTTGCATCCAGATGAAGAGTTTTTGCCAGCGGATGATTATATATCAGATATATTGAAAAGTTGGACAAATAGAGGAATCAAACCAAAGTTTCATGTAAGCGAACAAGGTAGTGGTAGATGTGGACATCACTCTGATTATATTGAAGTTATTCCTCATTATTTAATGGAAATACCAGAAAAATATGGAATTAATGTTGATATTATGATTGAAGCCAAAATGAAAGAACAGGCTATCTTTAAACTTTATTCAAAGTACCCTTGTTTGAATTGTAAAATTTAAGATGATTTTTAAAAGATGATTTTAAAATTTTATTTAATAAAATCTCAATAATAACTATAGTATTATTAATTATGGTTAAATCAAAAAAAATTCGTAAATCAAAAAAAAATAAAATAACAAGAAAAAAAAAGATGAGTAAAGAAGGTGCGAATAAAAAAGGTGCGGGTAAGGGTTTTAAGCCGAAAAAAGTTGGAGGAAAATATTTTTTTAAAGATTATCCTGATTTTAGACCCAATTTAAGTCCTCGTGATATGTTTAAGTTGGGGAGTTTTGGAGGAACTTATTGGCGTCCAATAAAGTCTAAGGTCGTTGGAAAAGACTTAAAAAACGTTCATAAAAAATATCCAAAATCATGGTGGAAAGGTATTCCTGAAAAGCATTTATCATTGCCTTTTAATGAGTATGATAAATCAATCAATAAATATGGTGTTAAGGTTGGAACTACATTGAGTTTTTGGGAAGGTAAAGGTTGGATTAAAAAAGATAATCCATACGGATGGGTTCATTGGTACTGTGATTTTTTCTTAGGTAAACGTACGGCTGATGATGAACGACAGATAAAACGTTGGATGGGTTTGGCAAGTGAAAGAGGTCGTTTTAGAAAGTGGTTAGTTACACAGATATTAAAAAAAAATGGTAAATGGAATGATAGCGATATTAGTCCTAAGATTCGTCAAACATTACAACATTGGGCCTATAAATTAACAAGTGTCGATTTTAATAAAGAAGTTAAAAGTAGAAATAAGTAGAAAGATAGATATTTGTGGTTTTAGACTGTTTCATAAAATTCCTTGAACTTTTCTAGAGAATCATTAATCTTTGGGTTTAGATGGTCTATATGTTCTTGTTCTGCATCAACTGCTGCCATGCTACGTTGTAGAAATTCCATTATCATAGCATTATAATAGTGATAATATTTAGAATCGGGTTCTAGAGTATTTTGATCACGAATCATTGTATTCATACATTCTGCTAGAGAGGGCATAGGAGTTTGATTTTTAAAATCATATCCTCGTTCGCTGCATATTTGAAGAAATTTTCTTAGATGTTCATCATCAATCTCTGACAGAATGTCTCCAATATCATCGATAAACTTAGTGATTCTTTGACAAGGAGTATCATTTGAACTGTTGATTGAGAATAAGTCCATAGGAGATGTTGGGCTCGTAGAAGGGGAAGGGTTACTTTGGGTGGTTGCCATTTTTATTTAATAGAGAGAGTGATTATGTACTGTAAATTTATTACTGTTATTTCTCTTCAATTTTTCTTAGGGTCAGTGTTTTT